ACTTACTAACTTTACTGCTAACTCAGCATTTGACAAAACTCTAGGAGATGATTTTGCTGACGCTATGACTGATTTAGCAGACGGAACTGCACAGTCAGGTTTTGCGAAAAAACTAGCATCTATTATTCCAGGATTTGCTGATCTTGCAGAAGCTAATGCAACAGGTAAAGTTTCACAGGAAGAATATCAAAGAAGATTCAGAGAACTGCTTCCTGAAATTCAGAAATTTGGAAAATCAGTAGGTGTCGCCGGCGCAAGTGCATTAATGCAAGAAGACGGATATGCTCAGTTGTTGGCAACATTGTCTCCAGCACAAAAAGAATTGCAACGTATGACTGACGCAGCAAAAGCAGATGCTGATCAAGACAAAAGAACTACTTTAACAGACATTTTTGCTAACTTTGAACAAACAATACAAAATGTAAAAAGTGCATTTGAAAAAGCATTTATAGAAAGTGGAGTGTTAGAATTCCTTGGAGTCGAACTAGGAACCTCAGCTGAAGGTGTAGCCGGAGGATTAAAAAGTATTACAGACAACCTAAAAGATTATTTAGGTAGTGAGCAATTCAAAAAAGACTTTGCAGCAGTTAAAACTAAAGTACAGGAGTTCAAGACAGCAATTGGTGATTTTGTTAAAGACATTAAAGAAAATGGAATAATGGAAGCTATTCAAAATTTATTTGCAGGCGAAGACGGCAAAGGTATAGATATCGGTGGAATGTTTGGAGACTTTATAGGCACAGCATTTAAAAATATGTTACCAAGTATGGACACTGTGATAGTTGGACTAGGAGCTGTTATTGGCACACTATTATTTACAGCAGTAACAGGACCATTTGCACTTATAGGAATAGGTTTAGCAGCAATGTTTGGCTGGGAGACAATTAAAGGGTTTGCTGTTGACAGTTGGAATGCAATAACCGGAGTATTCACAGGTATAGTTGACTGGTTTGCTGGCATAGACATAATGACTCCAATTAATGATATGTGGGCTACTGTTAAAGGATGGTTTACGTTCGGCGAAGGCGAATCATTTAGTATAGGTGCTGTTGGAACAAAAATGTGGGCAAGTGTTACTGGTTGGTTTAGTATGGAAGGAACTGATTTTAGTATTGCTGCATTAGGTAAAGTTGCTTGGGAAGCTGTAAAAGGTTGGTTTAACTTCTTAGATACTACTTTTAGTATCAGTGAAATAGCAACAAATATGTGGAACACCGTAACAGGATGGTTTGGATTCGGAGAAGGTGAAGCAGCATTTGGTATTAGTCAACTTGCAAAAGATGCGTGGGCAACTGTTACTGGATGGTTTGGTTTTGGCGAAGGCACAGGCGACTTTAGCATAAGCAATCTAGTAAATGGTGCTTGGGAAACAGTTACTGGATTCTTTAGCTTTGGTGATATGGAAATGCCAAGTATTTCAGAATTATTTACAGGAATTATTGACAAAGTAAAAGGATTCTTTAGTTTCGACTTTGAAATGCCTAACTTTAAACAATACTTGCCAAAGTGGTTAGGTGGAGAAGGTAAATCATTATTTGGTGGCGGTGGTGACGAACCAGGTACTACAGCAACATCGGCAGTTACTAATCCAGAACCTATGCCTGATGTATCAACTCCGGGTAATGTTGCTGCTCTTGGAACATTAGACTACGGATATCAATTAGATCAAGCAAAATTATTAAAAGCAGAACTTGCAGATATTAGTGCAATGTCAACATTTAACGACGAATTGGAAAGAATGCAATTAGGACTTGACAATTCAGGAGTAGAAGCGTATAATAAGAGTATGGAGAAGTTGGTTGATACTTTAGATGCTCTAAACAAAGTACTTTCAGAAGATAATAAAGGAATGCTTGGCGGCGGAACAGGCGTAAGTGCTGCATCTATGTTAGAAAGCGGACAATTAGGCGGAGGATCCGGTACTGGTAGTTCAGAACAGCTAGATCGGTTAAATATGCTAGTGAGCCAACTAGTCACATTACAGGGTGAAAGTAACACAAATACTAAAAACACTGTTAGAGCAATTAGTGGAAACTTACAATTAGGATAATTAAATGAGTTGGAAAAAACATTTTACACCAGTAAAAACTGGAAATAACCCGGACGGAAGTTATAGTCCTTTTAGCCGTGCTGGCACTGGAAGTAACGCAGGTCCTGCTCGCACAAATTATTCATCATACTTGCCTGATGTATATATTGGAAGTCCAAACCGTGTTGAACGTTATGGACAATATAATACAATGGATTTAGATTCAGAAGTAAATGCTGCACTTGATATATTAGCAGAATTTACCTCGCAAACTAATCAACAAAATAAAACACCATTCATACTTGACTTTAAAACTAAAGCAACTAATTCAGAAATTACAATTATACAGCAATACTTAAAGCAGTGGTGTAAATTACAAAACTTTGAAACACGCATATTTCGAATTATGCGTAACATATTTAAATTTGGTGATCAGTTCTTTATTAGAGATCCTGAAACTAAAAAATTATTTCACGTCGATCCTGCAAAAGTTACAAAGATTATTGTTAATGAAAGTCAAGGTAAAACACCTGAACAATATGTTGTAAAAGATTTTAACTTAAACTTTGCTGAAATGGTAGCAACTACTCCGCATCAAACTAACGGAAATATAACCGGGGGCGGCGATGGCTATTTAACAGGTGGTGTTCGAGGTATGGTAGGTAATACAACTAGTTCAGCAGCTGGTGGTCGATTCCAAACAGGCGACAATGAAATTTCAGTAGATGCAGAACACGTTTTACATCTAAGTTTATCAGAAGGGTTAGATTTAAATTATCCATTTGGTAATAGTCTATTAGAAACAGTATTCAAAGTATTCAAACAAAAAGAATTGCTTGAAGATGCGATTATTATCTATCGTGTACAGAGAGCTCCAGAAAGAAGAGTATTCTACGTTGATGTGGGCAATATGCCATCGCACCTTGCGATGCAATTTGTTGAAAGAGTTAAGACGGAAATACATCAAAGACGTATCCCATCGCAGACAGGTGGAGGCACAAATGTCATAGACAGTTCTTACAATCCTCTGTCAATTAACGAAGATTACTTTTTCCCACAAACAGCAGAAGGTAGAGGTTCTAAAGTTGAAACACTACCAGGCGGAACTAACCTAGGAGAAATTGATGACCTTAGATATTTTACTAATAAGCTCGTACGTGGCTTACGAATCCCTAGTTCATACTTACCGACCGGGCCTGATGATGGAAATTCTCAGTATAGTGACGGGCGAGTAGGTACAGCATATATACAAGAACTAAGATTCAATACATACTGTGAACGTTTACAAAATTTAGTAGCAGAAGAGTTTAATCAAGAGTTTAAGCGTTATATGCTAGAAAAAGGAATTAATATTGACACAGCAATGTTTGATCTTAGATTCCAACCGCCACAAAACTTTGCAAGTTATAGGCAAAGTGAAATTGATAATGCACGTATTCCAACATTTACACAAATGAGTGCAATACCTTATGTGTCTAATAGATTTGCAATGCAAAGATTTTTAGGAATGACAGCTGAAGAAATTGCAGAAAATGAACGTATGTGGCGAGAAGAAAATGACGAAAATCTAACACAACCAGAAACTGATGCAGCCGGCGAAATGCGTGGTGCTGGTATTAGTTCAGCTGGTATTAGTTCAGACTTAGGTTCAATTGAAGACGAAGCTGACACAACCCCTGATCCGGAGATGGCTGGTGATGAGATGGCAGGTGCTACGCCTGATGCAGGAGCAGCAGCTACTGATGCCCCGGCAACTGACCAAACGATATAAATACTAATATGATACTACGTGAATTATTCTACTATGACAAAGAAACACTCGAACCTGTCGAGGACAATCGCTATGAAGAACGCGACGATGACTCTCCTGTAGAAAAAACAGACACTCGTAAAACACGTTTAACACTTCGCCAAATTAATAAAGCTCGCAAAGCATCTGAACTACATACTACGGAACAAGAAAAAGAATTAGATTTTGTTCGTCAAATGTATGGAGTAGCAGCTAATGCTGACGCGGGTGTTTAATGGCAAAAATAGATAAGTCTCTATATTCTAAAGAACAATGGCATAAGATAAGACAAGAAAGACGCGATCAAAAGCGTTTTGAATCCTTGTCTAAAACAAATAACATTGAAGATATATCATCTAACGAAATTGCATTTGTTATCGGCAACGGTACTAGTAGGCTTCCAATTGATCTAGAACAATTAAAATCTAAAGGAAAAGTGTATGCTTGCAATGCAGTATACAGAACCTTTTGTCCAGACTACTTAATAGCAGTCGATGTAAAAATGGTTTTAGAAATTAATAAAGCAGGATTCCAACACAGTAATCAAGTATGGACTAATCCTAATAAATCATATCAAAGAATAAAAAATTTAAATTACTTTAATCCAAGTAAAGGTTGGTCAAGTGGGCCAACAGCATTATGGTTAGCTACACAGCATCGATATAAAAAAATATATGTATTAGGATTTGATTTTAGGGGAACCAAGGAAGGCCGACTGTTTAATAACATATATGCTGACACTTCAAATTACAAAAAGTCTACAGATAGTGCAACATTTTTTGGTAATTGGATGCGTCAAACCACTAGTGTAATAAAAGAAAATACTGATATAGAGTATAAAAGAGTAATAGCACCAGATAACTACTGTCCTGAAGAACTAAATAAATTTAACAACTTAGAAACTATTTTTATTGAAGATTTCCAAAAAATCTTTAATCTTTCCTAATATTTTTCTAAAATGGCCGTTTTTGGCCTATATCTACGTACTTTTCCGTATAAATAGTAAATACAAATGACAGCCTTACCATAGGTAAACTTTTTATAGGAGAAATACAATGGCAGATCAAAATAAATTTGAAGAAATGCTTGAGCGTCTTATCAACGAAGATAAGGCAGGCGCTGAAGAGCTATTTCACGAAATTGTCGTAGAAAAATCAAGAGATATCTACGAAGGACTATTAGAAAACGATTTAGAAGAAGTAGCCGACGAAGAAGTCGACGAAGCTACTGATGAAGAAGTTGATGAATCAAGTGATGACGAAGAAGTAGATGAAGCTACTGACGAAGAAGTTGATGAATCAAGTGATGACGAAGAAACTAATGAAAACTTTGACCTAGACGAATTTGAAGTCGAAGCTGAACCAGAAATGGGCGGCGATGCAGCAGACGATATGATGGGTGACATCGAAGATGCTATGGACGGCGACGAAGAAGGTGAAGAAGACGAAGGTGAAGAAGGCGATGTTGAAGATCGTGTTGAAGACCTAGAAGATGCACTAGACGATCTAAAAGCTGAATTTGAAAAAATGATGGCTGGCGACGAAGGCGGAGATGACGAAGCTGGAGACGATATGGATGCTGGTGATGAAGAAGATGACGATTCAGAAGAAGAGTCATTAGACTTTGGCGAAGCTGAAGAAGACACAGACGAAGCTGTTGAAGAAGCAACTGATGAAGTTGAAGAATCAAGAACACCTAAAACTGCTAACGAAGAAATGCGTGAGTATGTTGAAAAAGTAACTGCAAAAATGGGCGACAACGGTGCAAACACTAAGTCAACTGTAGCTGGTTCTAACGATATGGGCGGAGACGCTGGTAACTTAGTACAAGGTAGTGAAGAAGGTGGACGTACAGCAGATTCTGCAAAAGATGAAACAGCTGGTAATGTAAATGTACCAGGTGGTAAAGCATCAAAGTCTATGAAAGCAATGCCAAAAGGCCACGGCGCAGAGAAAAAAGGCGCAGGCGAAACAGCTGACAACAAAAAACAAGTAGTCGGCAAGTAAGTATTAAGGACTAATAGATGAGCAATCTTTTACGAGAGCATTTGACATTCGACCAAGCAAATATGGTTGTTGAGTCTACCGAAAACGCAACGGGCGGCAAAGACCTTTTTATGAAAGGCATCTGCATACAAGGCGGAGTGCGTAATGCAAACCAACGTGTATATCCTGTAAACGAAATAGGTAGGGCTGTCAAAACTCTCAATGATCAAATAACAGGAGGATATAGTGTTCTCGGTGAAGTTGATCATCCAGAAGGACTTAACATTAACTTAGACCGTGTGTGCCATATGGTCACAGATATGTGGATGGATGGACCAAACGGTTATGGTAAATTAAAAATTCTACCAACACCGATGGGGAACCTAGTTAAAACAATGCTTGAAAGCGGAGTTAAACTAGGTGTCTCGTCACGTGGTAGTGGTAATGTAAGTGAAGACGGAAACGGTGAAGTTTCTGAATTTGAAATTATAACGGTAGATGTAGTAGCACAACCTAGTGCTCCTGGAGCCTACCCAACGCCAATATACGAACATTTAATGAATGCACGTGGCGGAATGAAGGCATACGAATTAGCACAGGCAACAAAACACGATCCAAAGGCCCAAAAGTATCTAAAGGAATCACTAATCAGTATGATTAGTAAACTCCAATAACGAGGAGACAAATATTATGTTGGATGCACTAAAAACACTTTTTGAAAATGATGTAGTTTCAGAAGAAGTGCGCAACGAAATTCAAGAAGCTTGGGAATCGAAACTCAAAGAGAATCGTCAACAAGTAACTGCCGAACTACGTGAAGAGTTTGCTCAAAAATATGAGCAAGACAAGTCAACGATGGTTGAAGCCATTGACTCACTTGTGTCTGAGCGTTTAGCAGACGAAATTGCTGAGTTTGCGGAAGACCGTAAACAACTAGCAGAAGCCCGTGCAAAATATGCAGTAGCACAGCGTGAAAACGCTACACTGCTAAAAGGATTTGTAATGGAGACATTAACTAAAGAAGTTAATGAGCTACACGAAGATCAAAAAGCAATGGCAGAAAATTTCGGAAAACTTGAAGAATTTGTTGTTGAAGCACTTGCAAAAGAACTTGCAGAATTCCACGAAGACAAAAAAGACTTAGCAGAAACAAAAGTACGTTTAGTACGTGAAGCTAAGACACACTTCGCTAAAGTTAAAGATAGCTTTATCGAAAGAAGTGCTAAAGCAGTATCAGAAACAGTTGACAAAGCTCTTAAAGGAGAAATTGGTCAACTTAAAGAAGATATTGAAGAAGCACGTAGAAATGATTTTGGTCGCAAACTGTTTGAAGCTTTTGCTTCAGAGTACGCAGGAAGCCACCTAAATGAAAATTCAGAAACAGCAAAGCTAATGAAAGTTCTTGATGCTAAAGATCAACAACTTAAAGAAGCTAAAGCATTTGCAGCTAAAGCAAAAACACTAGCAGAATCTCAGGCAACTGAGAAGAAGCGTTTAGTTGAAGCAGCAAAGCGCAAAGATGTTATGAACGAACTGACTGGCCCGTTGAATATGGACCAGAAAGAGATTATGATAGATTTACTGGAATCTGTCCAAACGGCAAACTTACGTAAGTCGTT